CAAAGCCTTCTCTGCCAGAATCATAATTGATCATGGCACCTTCAGCTTTTGTTGGTGCAGCACCGAATCCGATCATTTGTACATCTTCTTCGAATGCTTTCATTGATTGCTCTGTAGAATATAATGATCTCCATTGCTCTGGATATCTTTCATATTCCATACCAAACACGGTGTTTAAACCTAGATTGAGCTGTTTGGTAAAAAGTGCTCTATTTAAAGCCATTTTTTAACTCCTATTGTTAAGGTTAAACGCCAGCATTCTGAGTACCATATAGAGCTAAGTTTATTACAACTTCTATATCAGCATCAGCGCCCACTGCATTATCAGGATAATCAATTAATCTTAGTATTCTCAACACTTTTGCAGTTGTTGCAAGTGTTGCGATATCTAATTCATCAGTTGAATGTCCATATGTTGAATCATAAGTTCCAATTGTAACATTAGCTAATTCACCAACATTTGCTGTTGCGAATGAGCCATTACATTGAATCTTATATGTTATGTTTGGATCATCGTATACATAAGCTTTGGCGTTAGCCGAATCTTTTGTTACGGTAGCATTATCCCAAACTTTCTTAAATTTAACAGAACCGTCTGTCGCTCTATACTCAACGCCATAAAAAACACCGAGAGCTGTTCCGCCCGCTGTGCCTCTTATTACTGTACCATTAGAACCTAATGTTACAAGATCACCTGATGCTATATTTGCCGCATAGGCAGATAGTATCGGATATTCGTTGGGTCTAATAACGCCGCCTGTTAAATGTCTTAATGGTGTAAAACCATTAGCTGCATTTAAGTTTGCCATTGTTATTTCCTATTGTTAGTTTTTATTAACTGCCGGCCGAACTAACTTTTGTTTTAAAAGTCCTTTGTATAGGAGATCCTGGTGCTTCTGCTTTGTTCATGTCCTGTTCAACTGACGTCATTAAATTATTCGTCATTTGTGCATAGTAATCATTTCTTTGATTAACCATTTCTTGAGGCATTTCACAAAGTACCATTCCTTCTATTCCTATATGCCCAGTGAATCGGCCATGTTCAATCGTGGGAAAATGTTGAGGATCTTTAACAGTTTTAATGTCTCTAGGTACCCAACCTTCTCTCAATCGTTTAGCCACATTCGTAGGCGTTTCCTGTCCTAATACCATTGTTGCAATCCATCTCTGGGCAAATCCTGGTCTTGGTTCAGGGGCTTCTAATAAGTTACTCGGTCGCCATTTTTCAACTTTTGTAGATTTCTCTACTCTAGTTTTATTATCTATTTTATTATCATTCATATTTATCAGGCTCCTTTCCTATTGTCCTGTATCGCTAAAAGTTTTTACTTCTTTAGCAAACCGTTTTAGTGCTGCTTCATCTCTAATATCAATACCAAAAGTTTTAGCTGTCGCTAAATCATCAGAGGTGAGCTTAACTCTATTACTAGAAATTCCTTTTTTACGAGAAACTCCAGCAACTGGAGATTGCACTCTATTGTTTTTTTGTACTACATTTTCAGAAGTTTTGGAAGTGTTTTCTTCTGATTTATTAAAATAAGATAGACCAGTTAATTTTAATCTTTTAGTCATCTCATCATAATATCCAGGATCATGCACATCCCAACCTTCTTCTGTTAATTCAGCATCTATTCCATAAGCCATAGCTGTTTCTTTTCTATAACCTGGTTTATTAAACCATGTTGAATTTTCTTTTACCCACTCAGTTGCTAAAGGAGGAGCTTTTTTTTCTGATTTTTCAGTTTTTTGAGGAACTCTTGCAGCATAATCTTCTGTTTTAGTCATCTGACTACGAATTTCTGCCATACTTCCATACAATTTAACTTGTTCTTGAGTATTACCTTCCTCAATCGCTGTTTGTAATTGACTAGAAACACTAGAAAGTTGATTACCTAATGACTTATTAGCTATGTCATAAGTTCTTTTTTCCATTGTTGCTAATTTTTCTTCAAGATCAACAGCTTTTTGTTCTGCTTCTGCTCTTTTAGCTACTTCTTTTTGTATTCTTTTACGAACTTTAACAGAATAAGGCATATCATCTGAATAAGCCGGAGCTTGTTTAGGTGATGTATCCTGTTGTATTTCTTTTTGATCTGAAAGATCATTAGGTTCTTCACTTTTTTCTTTAGGAAGTTCTTCTTGTTGTTGAAGTTTTTCTAATGGATTTAAAGGTACATCTACCTCTTTTCCTGCTTCAACTTCATCTAGTTTAACTTCCAATTCTTCGTTCTTGTTTTTTTCTTCGTTCTTTTTGTTTTCTTCGTCTATCATAGTTCCTTCCTATGTTGGCATTAACCTTTCAGTTAATGTATGTTATATTTGTTGTGTTATTACTTCTGGATTTTCTAAAGTAGCAATAACTTCATCATCATTTAATAACACCATTTTTACCTTTTGTACAGAAATTCTTGCTCCTGCATATCTACCAAAAATAACCCAATCTCCTACTTTACACCAAGGTGCTTTTCTATCACTATAACACTCTGGTCCCATAGCAATTACTTGACCTACACTGTTTAAGTAAGCTTGTGTCTCTTTGTTAGTATCAGTTAAAATTATACCACCAGATGTTTTTGTTTGTGATCCTTTAGGTCTAATTAATATTCTATATCCTACTGGTTGTGGTACTTTTTCTGGTGTTGGGACAGTATCATCAGTTGTCCATGTTTCATTATTGATCATCGTCTAAATCCCCTCCTTTTTTATATTTTTCGATTGTTTCATTTATTATGGAAAAGGCTTTATCTAAACCTTGTCCATATCCGTAGATACGTTTAAATTCAGATAAATTTTCTACACCTTTATTTAATAAATTTTGTGATAGTTCTTGTTTATGATCTTTAATGTTTTTTTTAATTGCTTGAATTAGTCGTTCCACTTTTTCCTTTCTTAAAAAAATCTAATGTTTCATTAAAATTTTTTTTTAAACCATTTGAAGCAATAGCAAATAAATGTGGTTTAACTTTTTTAATAGAAATTTTTTTATTTTCTAAAAATTTTTTAGCTTGTCTTACTTCTTCTTGTTTAATTGCCATTAATCTTTCTTTTTATCTTCCCTTGCAACTTTACTTGCAATTTCTACTACCTTAGCTTTTGTTTCTGTATCTTTTCTAGCATTTTGTTTTTCACTTTCTTTAACACCTTGCATAAATCTAGCTTTTCTTATTTGTAGTTCTTCACCTTTTAATTGAAGTTGAGCTTGATCTTTAGCATCTTCTCTTGATTCTTTTTGTTGTTCTTCAGAAGGTGGCATACTTCCCATTAATTGTTGAGCAGCTTGTGCTGCATTTGCTGCTATTCTGTTTTCTTCTTCTATACTTATCTCTTGTGAAGGTTCATCATTTAGTTCTCTATTAAAATCTCCAGAAGAAATAGGATTACCTTCGGGAACAGAAGCTTGCATTTGCTGTTGATATAAATAAGCCATATGTTGACCCATATGAGCTAACATTGCTGGATACAGTCTTTCTTTAGCTTCTTCATTACCACCAAATCTAGGATCATTCATAAATTGAGAGTGAACTTGCATATGAGCTTGATGATCTTGATCTTCAAATACTTGAATTGGTTTAGAATTAAGGACTGCCATATTTTCTGATACAGGATCACGTCTAGGTGTATCTTCATCTTCGATTAATAAATCTTTATAATCAGGTATATTAAGAGCTTGTAAAAATCTTCTTGTTGCTTCTTTAACATCTATAATCTCAGGAGAAGCTTGTGCTAATTGTAAACCTGTTTGAGCTAAAGCTATTCTTTGAGCTTGTGAAAAAATATTAGGATCAGATACTGGAACTACACTAATAGATTGTGTAAAATCTTTTCTTCTGATTTTTTTATTTTCTCCAATTACTTCAAAAGAATATTCATCATCTAAATATTCTCCATTTAATTCATAAATTAATTTAAATTCTCTACCTTGAGCTTGATGTATTCTTTTATGAATAGCTGAATATACTTTAGAACCTTGTTCTATTAAAGCAATAGTAGTTCCAACTGGACCTGATCCAGCCGAATCACCAATCATTGCATCTGCAATAGAAGCAAACCGTCTCCCTGACTCAGTAAGAACTCCTAATAGTTGGAGTAATGTCGGTGAAGGTTCCTTGAAAGGAAGTGGTATAAAACTTTTCCTAAGGTCATCACCATAAGCTTCAACTTCAACCCATTCACCAGGAGAAACAGTAATGTCTCCACCTTCTATCCTTGCTCCTTTAGCTCTAAATCCTCCGTTGAGGTTTGCAAAGGCAGCAGAATCAAGTAGTGCTCTTAATGCACCAGTGCTTGCGTGTTGTAGTCCACCGATCATTTGAATAAGACCGAAGCCATAAAAGCCTAAGCCAGGAAGATATTTATAGTGTATAAAATATGTTCTTTTTCTTCTTAATGAATCTTCTTCTTTCCAATTTCGTCTAATTGATAGAACTCTTTGTGAATCATAATCTATTGTTACAACATAAGGTAAAGCTAACTCATCATCATCTTCACCTAAATCTAAATTAGTATGTACTTCTAATATAGTATGAATTTTATCTGCCATACTAGGTGTCATTCCTTCTAATCTTTGTAAAGTTTGTTCAACCATGTCTCCACTACTAGAACTAACTCCACCTGTTTCTTTAGTTAAAGGAATATCTTTATAGACACCAGATATCTGATATTTTCTAACATCATTTCTAGTTAATTTCATTACTTGAGTATATCTTTCTGCTGTTTCTAAATCTGTATTTTCCATAGAAATTACAAATTCTTCAGCTGGTACAAATTTGGAACAAATTCTATCTAAAGTATTATCAAAATAAACTTTTTTAAAAGCACTTCCTGCAAGAGATAAATAAAATAACATTTGATCTAGTTCATTAAAATAATCTGGAATTTCTTGTGTAAGTTGAAAGTTCATAAAATCTTGAACTCTTTGTGATTGTTCTAATTTTTTATCTGTAACTTTTCCTATGATTTGAGTTTTAATAGGACCACCTGCTGGAAACATTTCAGCAATAGCTCTTGCTTGAAATTGAGTTGCTGCTTCTGCAAGTAAAGGGTGATGAACACCAGAAGCTCCTGGGAAAGGATCTTGTCTATCTTCGACAATTACTCCTAACATGTTTAAACCTTTTGAATATTGATCTTCCCAATTTTTTCTAGAGCTTTTATCATCTTCATAAGCTTTGACTAATTCTTTACCTACAAGACTAATTTTTTTTTCATCAAGTTCTTCTGCTAAATTAGAATAATGATTACTTTCAAAAGCTTCTTCTTCTTTTTCAGTTTGATCTTGATCTACATCAACATTAACTTTTTCACCTTGATCATTAGTAAATTGTAATTTTTTTTTTGAAATATCAACTTCCATTATTTTTTCTTCTTCCCTATTGATTTACTTCCATATTTTTTAGACCACTTTTTTGCAATTTTTGGTTCGTTCTTAAAAAGATATTTTCTTTGTTTTTCTGATTTAAAAGGCATTATTTTTTGAAGACATAAGTACCTTTTTCATAGTTTTCATAATATCATTATACCTCCTGGTTCATACCATACTTTCCTATTTAGAGATATAAAACAAAAATATTGATATTGAAAGTCTTTTATTACCTTTATAAGTTTAATGTAATCATAAATGGTATTAAAGTGTGACCAATTCCTGGCATTGAAAACTAACAAAGACTTTTGATTTATTAACTTCTTTTTTACCTAATTCAGTAGTAATTGATAATCCTCTGAAATAACCACCAAGCGAACAATCATAATGAGAATTGTATAATGGGTATATCTTTATAGCTTCCGTACAGTCTTGAGTAACAGTAGAGCATATATAAATTATTAATAAAAATTTCATTTATAGTTTAGTATACCACCAGATATATCCGTAAGTCCAGTTTCTCTATTTAAGTATTTATATTCTATCTTAGATAAATCAAAATCTTTACTTATTTTTTTACATATATCATGCTCATCAAAGTCTCCGCAGCTGTATATATCTAATTGAATTAAGGCAGGATTAACTTCATCCCATATGTGCATAACAATGTGTGATGTTTCTATGATAGCC